GAACGGGCCCACAAGCGCCTGGCGAGGTCGCAAGCGCAGGTTCGCTGGTCGGTGGCTGTGGGACATCCGCCGCAGGGGTTTCCGCGCCCTTGGCCTCGCTGCGGGCTCCTGGGGCCATCGAGGGTGGCGAGGTAGGCTCGCCACTGCGCGGCGTACCTCTGGCCGGCGAGGCACTGCAGCCGGGTGATGACGCCCCGGATAACCATCCGACCGAGTTCGCTCTCCGCAAGCTGGTCTGCTGCATGATCGCCAAGACCCTGGCGGTGCGGCTGTGTCGCCGCGACCTGGGCGGGCGATATCGCCGGATCATGGCTCGGCCTCAGGTTGCCGTTGCGGTAGCGATGGCCGTTCTTCCGAGGTCGCCCCCGGCGCCGCTTGCCCACCATGACCTGCCCTCAAGGTGTCGAGCATCAGCTTGAACTTGCGCTGCTCCAACCGCTTGTAGGCCGCGATTTGCTTGAACACCAGCAATAGGTTGGCGGTTTTTAGCCGTTCACCGACGAAAATCGGCACGACATTGCTGCAGGGTTCATCCATTTGGGCGCTTACCTCGGCATTCCGGCTGGGAATAATTTTCGCTCGATGCGCTCGATGATCTCCAGAGCTTCGGCGGCGTCGGTTTCTGGCATGTGCATCAAGCGGTCTTTCGCGGTTTCGATGTCGGTGAGGATGGCGGTGATTTCCGCCCGGCGTTTAGCGAGGTCCATCGGGTGCAAACACGATGCTGGTGTTGAGCAAGGGGCCGTCCGTTTGCCAGGTCCGATGCCGATAAATCCAGCCACCGGGCACGCGCATGCGATCAAGGAAGGAGATTTCCTCCTCCTCGCTCTCGCTGGCGAGAAATTCCCATTCGCGATCGAGCGGGTGTTTTGGCATAGGGGTAGGCGTGGTCATAGTTCCTCCTTTGCTGCCCGTCAGACGCGCGGTTGGCTCCTGGCCTATAGTAAAGTTTCATCCGGGCCGCCCGATTGAACGCCCAAGCGGTCAAAGGGCAATCGGGCGCACTTGCCCGAATGAACTTTACTATAGGCCAAGGTTCATTCGGGCGGGCAAAATTGCCCGAATGGGCGCTCGAATGAAATTGGGTCATTGGGGCGGTTTTCACGATGGTCTTTTGGTGTTGTTGACGAAGATGCCGCGGGTGTCTTCCCGCCTGACCGGGTCTTTGCAGTCATCGACGTAGAGCAGGCCGGTTTTGAGCCAGGCGCGGATGATGGCCTTGCACTGCTCCTCGGTCTTGTCGGGGTGGTGGTTTTGGATCACGCGCCAGGCGGCGCGATCCTTGGCGGCGCCGGCATCGGAATATCGCTGGCCCTTGTCATTGCCGGCGGCGAGGTCGTCCAAGACGGCGTTGAGGCTAGGCGAGGAGGTACCTTCCCATGCGGAGGGCGGTGTCCACGGCCTGGCGACCTGCATGTCGTCGCCCCCGGGATAGTCCTCTGTGCCGTTGCCGATCGGCTGGCTGTGCAGTCGGAACCAGATCGCCACGCTGGCGTGCTTGGCGATGTTGATCTTGGCGGGATCGAGCCGGACATAACTGGCGCGATCATCTGGGCCGATGTCGAACTGCTCGCCCTCCTCCTTGCTCATGGTGGAGAGGGTGTAGACCAGCCGGGCGGCATCCTTGATGCCGGAGGCACCGCGGCCGGCATTGGCATCGCCTGGTGTTAGGGTGCCCTTGTGGACGTGGTGCGGAGTATCGACGGCGATGTTGTAGTCGATCGCGATCGCCGCCAGCAGATCACAGACGTAGTCCATGTCGCCGTTGTCGTTCTCTGACAGGGAGTGCGTCTTCACGAACGGATCGAGGCTCAAGAGGTCGGGCTCGAACCGCTCGATGGCCTCGCAGATTTGCGCTTTGAGCGGCCCGATGATGCGTTGACGCTGGTGCAACAAAGCAAGTTTGCTGCCTTTGGGGCAGCAGCAGAACAGGTAGTCATCAAGTTCGCTCTGCGGGATTTGGTAGCAATCGAGCATCGCCTTGATCCGGCGCCCCATTTCCTCGTCGTCATCCTCCAGGCTGATCATCAGCACGCGCGATCGCTTGAAGACGTGCTGGCCCGACAGTTCTCGGCCGGTGGCCAGCGATATGAACTGCAGCAACCGCAGCGCGGTCTTGCCGACCGCCCCGGCGCCGGTGATCGAGGAGAGATAGCCGCGGCAGAATTGGTTGCCGAGCAGCCATTGTCGCGGCGGGATGGCACTCAGGTTTGCTCGGCCGGCATCCCATACATCAAGCGGCTCGAACACCCCCTGGCCATTGCCATTGGTGTAGCGATCCTGGCCGCTCTCGCGCTCCCATTGCTCTCGTTCTGCCCGGCCTAATGTCATGATCTGCCCGAATAGGTTGCCGGGGCGTCGTCCTATTCGGGAAGACGACAGGGCTGGCCTGCCCCAGGCCCCGGCTGCAGCCATAACGGCTGATTTGCCGCGAGTCGGCAACGGTAAAGATCGGAAAATGTCACTAGTTGTGGATAAGGTAAATGCTACCAGATATGGTGTAGAGGATTATTCTATCGGCCCTTGAAGCGCGCGGCGATGTTGAGCAACCAGGCCTGTTGCTTCTCGGTTGGCCGGCCGCGCCACTCCGTCATTTGCTCCACGAAATGCAGTTCGCGCTCGCGCAGCATGTCGCCCCAGCGATCGAGAATGGTGCGCGCCACCTCGCGCCACTGGTCCGCGCTTGCCGGCTCGCTGTCCTCAGGCGGTGGTGGCTTGACCAGCACCGGCAGCACGACCTGCGCCCAGGTCACGCCGTGCTGGCGGATCAGCCGGTCGGCCATGCGGCCGGCATTGGCGACCTCGCCGTCGTGGGCCGAGCCCAGCATGCCGAGCAGGCGGATGAGCCGCTGCAATGTTGCCGGATCGAGGCTCACCGTCGCCTCCCGGGCGTTATTCGATCTCGCGCGCCTCGACGCAGCGCAGATCGAACGTGCGCAATGCGATCTTGAGCAGCGCCCGCAATGCGCGCACGGCGTCCACCCCCGGCCGCGCCACCAGCTCGATCCGAAACACGGTCGAGCCGGGCGCGATGCGCGTCACCCGGCGGCTTCCTTCGGGCCCTGCCGGACCACCCGCGGCATTTGCTGAGTTTGCTGCGGAGTTTGCGGAATTTGCGTCGGCCGCTCGCGCTGCCCCGGCAGGAACGCCTGCCGCTCCTCGATCAGCACGCCCCGCACCTTCTCCACCATGGCCAGCAGGCTGTCGAGCCATTGCAGATGCTCGTCGGTATCGCGCTGCTGGATGTAGCGCAGATCGTCGCTGCGGGCGCGGGCGCTCTCGGCCATGCGCTGCAGGCCCACGACGAGGTCGTGCAATCGGTCGGCCATGCTAACTCCTGTGGTTAGGGCGTGGGCGAGTTCGCCGGGGTGAGCCGGCGGCGGGTTTCCTTCTGCGCGAACAGCAGCGGGGAAAACTTGCAGCCGCGCGCGGTCAACCGCGGCGCCATCACGTAGTAGGTATCCGGCGGCAGGCCGCGGGTGTGCCAGTTGCTGACCACCCGATAGGACAGACCGAACAGCTTGGCCACCTTGTTGGTGCCGCCCAGTGCGTTGATTGCTTCGGTTGCGGTGGCGATATTCATCCGCCTAGCCATGACACACCATGTGGCTGTTTTCAAGAGTGTGATATATAGCCCCGCCGTAAGGCTCCCGCAACTATGGCCCGGGGCGGTGGTGACGCACGCCGCCCCGGTATATTCCTGTTGACAGGTGTCACAGTTTGTGACATACGAGGTCATCGAAACAGGAGCAAGCAGATGAACCAAGCAGTCGCCAAGTACCTCGCCGCCGCCTTCAGCACCCCCCACAGCCATGACGAATATCGCGCCCGCAAGCTGCATGGCCAATGGCTGGTGTGGTGCGATGCCTCCGAGCATGCCGTCGAGTTCGACGCCAAGACCATCGAGCAGGCGCAGCTTGCCGTTCATAGCTGGGGAGGGCTGTGACATGACCTACAAGATCGAACTTCGAAATAGCGCGGGCACCCTCGATGTCCGCATCGTGGATGACGAGGAAGACATCCGCGCCGCCGTCCTCGACATCGCCGCCGGATGCCCCATGCGGGCTGGTGACAGCATCACCGTCACCGAAGTGGAAGCGTGACATGACCCCCACCGAGCACGCCCAGCGCGACTACCGTACCCCCCTCGGCACCCGCTTGTGGTGCGGTATCTCTCGCGATCCCGCCACCAAGGAATACGTGGTCACCGACGAATACGTGTCGGGCTACTACGTCCGTGCGCGGTTTGCCACCAAGCGCGCCGCTGAGCGGTATCTGCAAAAACTGGTGACCAAATGACCCCCAAACAGCACTTCCGCGCCCTCCAAATCCGGCTCGAGATCGCCGAGTTTGGAATGGCGATGCCGCTGGACCGCGAGCGCGTGAAGGAACTGCGCGAGCAGGTCGAGCAGGCCCGCAAGGACGCCGAGTTGGACGCATCGGATGGAGCAGAGTGATGAGCACGCACACACCGGGGCCGTGGACGATCCACAGCGAGGCGGCGAACGCCGCGAGCGGTAGCCCTATCAACAGTGAAATACGGGGCGGTCATCACGTCGTGGTTCGCTTGGGCACAATGCATGCCGACAGCACCAAGGCCAACGCCCGCCTGATCGCAGCCGCGCCCGATCTGCTGGCGGCGCTACAAGCCATCGTCAACAAGGCGCATCCGCGCGCCGACTATCTCAACGGCGAGGCAACTCACTACATCGGGCCGAAGGAACTTGTAGACACCGCCCGCGCCGCCATCGCTAAGGCCGAGGGGGTGGAGTTGATGCCCTGCTTTAGCAACTACGATCTCTGGAAACTGGCCTCGCCCGACGACGAGCGCGACGACGATCAGCCTTTCGGCGAGTGCGACTGCTGCGGCAAGAAACGCCCACTATCGCGCACATGGGCCTACCAGCTTGAAACATGGGCCTGCGAGGAGTGTTCACAATGACCGACTACGATCCCGAGCGCGTCGACCTGCGGATCGAGAGCCGGCAGGGCAAGCTCGCCGCCAACGCCGAGGCGATCGAGCGGTGGCAGCGCAAGCTGTTCCGCGCCGCCAACGAACTGCAGAAGCTCGTCGCCCAGCGCAAGCGGTTGCTTAATCCCAGCAAGGGCAAGCTTGTCTACAAGGGCGAGCAACTCACTGGCATGGGTGGCGGTGCCGTCGACGGCCTCAACGACGAGATACCGCTGTGAGCACGCCCCCCAAATATGCGACCGCAACTCGCAGTCAAAAACGTCGCCTAACACGCGAAAGCGGTCGGCCACGGCGTCCGCCCAAGCCCAAGCCGCCCAAGCCAATCCGTGTGCAGGAGCACATGCTCAGGCCCATGATCCGCGAAGCATGCAAGACCGGCATGGTCGAGGCGATCGAGCACACCAGCAACTTCTGGTCGGTCACCGACGGCTACAAGAAATACATCGACCATCAGATCGCGACCGAGGCCGAGGCTTTGATGGCCGCCGTGAGGGCGGTCGTGCGCGAGGAACTTACCGCCAGCAAGAAGAGGAGGAAGCGATGAGTAAAGGCGCCACCCAAACCGCCGGCATCAAGGGTGTGCTGCGAAACTTCAAGCAAACCATTCACCGGCACGTCGCCCAACCCAAGCCCAACGGCAACCGCCGTCAGCGCCGCGCCTGGGATGCCATGCGCCGTGAGGCAGAAGCTACCAACCGGACCAGCGATACTTTGAAACTGATCCTGAGCGGCAAATCGACATACGCCTACAAGGACAAACAACCATGACCATCGAAGCCCAGCGCCTCACCTTGGACGTAAAACCGAACCACCTACCGGATAATTTGCAAAACCAAATACCGCCGATCCTGCATGTGTTCGAACGCGCGTTGCGCGACGTGTCGATGCCGCTTGAGCGCGTGCGGGAAATCTACGCCCTCAAGCGCGAGATCGAGGCCGACCTCGCCGAGCAGGAATATATCCGCGCTCGCTCCCTGGTGGAGCAGGAACTGGAGCCGGTCGCCAAGGACGCCAGCAACCCCTCCACCCGCTCCAAGTACGCCACCCTCGCGGCCGTGATCCAGGCGGTGCGGCCGATCTACTCCAAGCACGGCATCATCGTTGAGTTCGACACCGGCCCCGCCGATCAGGATGGCTGGATCAGGGTGCTGGCGTTCCTGTCGCATCAAGCCGGCTACAAGCGCACCTATCACATCGATATGCCGGCCGATGGCAAAGGTGCACAGGGGCGCGATGTGATGACCCGCACCCACGCCACCGGCTCGGCCTTCACCTACGGCCGCCGCTACCTGCTGCTGGGCATCTTCAACCTCGCGGTCGAGGATGACGACGGCAACGCCGCCAGCCGCGGCAAGGCCAACACCGGCGAATTGCTCAACACCGAGCAGATGCAATTCGTGTGGGAGAAGGCGCGCGAATACTGCGATCCCGACGTGCAGCAGGAATGGGTGGAACTGCTGGTCAAGACGCTGGGCCACGATAATCTGGCCGAGGTGCCGGCATCGCTGTTCGAGATGCTGCGGCAGAAGATCATCGCCTGGCCGAAATCGCCGGGCGCCAGCAAGTGGAAAACGCAATGACGGTGGAGATCATCGACTGCGTGCAGGGCACGCCGGAATGGTTTCAGGCGCGGTTGGGCATTCCAACCGCGTCGTGCTTCAAGGACGTGCTGGCCAAGGGTGAGGGCAAGGTGCGCGCAACCTACATGCGCCGCCTTGCCGGCGAGATCATCACCGGCCAGCCGGCCGAAACATTCCGCTCTCCCGAAATGGAGCGCGGCAACCGGATGGAGGATGAAGCCCGCGCCAACTACATTTTCGGCTGGAACAATACCCGGCCGACGCGCGTGGGCTTCGTGCGGCGGGCCTATGTCGGTTGCAGCCCCGACGCCTTGCTGGGCGACGACGGCGTGCTGGAGATCAAGACGCAAAAGCCCGAGCTGCTGATTGCCACCCACGACGCCGACCGCTTCCCGCCAGAGCATGTGGCGCAGTGCCAGGGCGCGCTGCTAGTCACCGGCCGCAAGTGGGTTGATCTGTGCGTGTACTGGCCGGGCATGCCGATGTTCGTGAAGCGCACCGAGCGCGATGAAACCTACATCGACATGCTGATGGACGAACTCGCCAAGTTCAACAACGAACTACAGGCGATGGTCGCCCGCGTGCGCGCCTATGGCCAGAGGGCGGCAGCATGACAGACCGCATCCCGATCGTCCGTAACACTCTGCGCAATGATCTGCTTGACCGCATCAAGGATAAACACATGGTGTGGTGGAAAGACAGCTTGGAGCTTTACCGTATGGCCGGCCTCAAGCCGTCCGCGTTTGGTAATGACGTGCTGTTCGTGCTGACCTACCAGCTTGCCTGGATGCTGGAGCATTACGAGATCGACACCGACACTTTTGTCGATAGCCTGCGGGCCGCCAGGAAGGCTTATGTGGAGGTCAATGAATGAGCGTGCCCTCACCGATCTACTTCACATGGAACGGCGAGGCGATGGAGCCAATGGACAGGTTTTCGCGGCTGGCCGAGCGCACCTTCACGTCGGGCCACGCCTATCGCATGATCGTGGAGGAGGAGCGCAGCGGCGCCAGCCATCGGCAATACATGGCGGCGGTGCATGAAGGCTGGATGCAGTTGCCCGAGCCGTGGGATATCGCGTTTCCGACCGAGGAACACTTGCGGAAGTACCTGCTGATCAAAGCGGGCTTTTGCACCATCACCAAGGTGGTGGGCACCAAGCGCGTGCCGGTCGACGGCTATGCGATCGTCTGCGAGGAGGATGGCGTAACGACGATCTATCAGGCCAGGTCGCAATCCTACCGAGCCATGGGCAAGGAGGAGTTCGCCAAAAGCAAAACCGCGGTGCTCGATCTGCTCGCCGACATGATCGGGGTCACCACAACGCAATTGCTGGAGCGCGGCAATGGCGAGGGTTGAATTCAGTGTGAGCGTTAGGAGCCAAGCCTATGAACGAGCAGGGGGGTGCTGTGAGCACTGCGGATTGCCGATCGGAGGAGAGCGGCCGGAATACCACCACCGAATTCCCTGGGAAATTTCCCGCGACAGTTCACTGTCGAATGCAGTTTGCCTGCACAAACGATGTCATCGAGAAATTACTCGATCAGATATCAAAACTATTGCAAAAGGCCGGCGCATCAGACGCAAGCGCAGCGGTATCGATAAGCCCGGAAGGTTTCCGACCAACCGCAAAGGTCCGTACAAGCGCCGGATGGATGGCACCATCGAGAAGCGCAGATGACGTGTAAACCGCCAAAATTCGACATCCCAGTCACGGTCAGTGAGCGTGAGTTGCAGGCAATGATCCAAATCTATGCGCTGCGCTTGAGCCATTTTCAGTCAGACAATTCCTACATCAGATGGAATGTCGACCGCATGCATGCGCTGACGCTGCTCCTGCCCAAACCAACCAAGCCGGAAAAAAGCAGATGAGTAACCCGTTGCACTCGCTGCTGTGGTGGACGGCATTGTTCCTGTCGCTCACGGTCATCATCGTATTTATCACCGGCTGCGCGGTGCCACTGCGATGACCGACATGGGTGATATCGCTAACATGCGAGCGGCCGCAAAGGCATGGCGTGCAAACGCCGTAGCATCCGGGGAAACCGTGCGAGCGCACGATAAAATAGACGAACTGATTGACGAGATCGAGCATCTACGGCGCAGACTGTATGAAGTTGATGCGCAGTTGACCGCCGAGGATCACATCCACGCGCGGGAGAACATGACCCTGCGCGCCGAGAAAGATGCCGAGATCGAGCAGCTGCGGCAGGACAACGCCGAAATGCGCGAACTGATCAACACGCTGGCAGAAGGCCGCGCCCTGGAGCCAAAGCCATGACCGACATTGTCGAGCGGCTGCGCGATGGCACATACTGTACGGTCGGATGCGCCAAACTGCGCGGCGATGCCGCCGCCGAGGTCGAGCGGCTGCGGGCGCTGCTTGGGGACCGCTACAAGCTGCGGGATATTTGCCCCATATGTCTGGGACGCCTGGAGCCAAAGCCATGAGCACCACAAGCGCAGTCATCAAGCGGCTGCGCGCCGAGCTCCTGCGGCTAGCCGAGGACAACATCAGGTGGCAGAAAGAAAACGAGCGGCTGCGCCAGACCATCAACGATCAGGCCGCCACCATCACCGGAATGTTCCGCGAGATCGAGCGGATGTTGCCTACGCCGGTGCTCGATAAGGATAAATGACGCTGACCTCGTCGTCAGTGCTCACGCCGAGGCTTTTGGCCAGCGCCGGACTCAGATCGGCCGCGCGGCCGGTTTCCGCCTCATGCGGCCCCCAATCGGCAGGGTGGGCCAATCGTGCAACGCCGGTCTTGGTGTTAGTCACCAGCGCCATCTGGCCACTGTTCGCCAGCATATCCTTCGACGTGATATCGTAGTCCCAGCGGCACGCCAGATAGAACACGCTCATATCCATGCGCCGCGCGAGGCCGCTCGTTCCAGGCGGCTGCGATTTCAGGAACAGCCAGGGCGCGTCTTCCACCTCGTAAAAGAATGCCAGCCCCTCGCTCGGGCTGACGCCGGTATCGTCGGGGCCGCCGAAGGTGCTGCACGTTCCGCGCGCGCTGAACAGCACGTCGTCGTCGGGCTCAACGGGATCGGGTGGCTTGATCACGCCGTCGTCGTGGTCGCCCACTGTGGTGATTGCCTCGGAGATTGCTTCTGCAATGACATCGAATTCATCGAAATAGGTTATGCAGTCGGTTTCGTTATCGCCGAAGCAAATTTCCAGAAGGACAGCTACCTCATTCGTGTTTGACAAAAAATACAGCCCGCCGATGCTGTCGTCATTCTTGGCGCCGCGGTTGGTCAGGCCCGAGGCCTCGGCAATCGCATCACAGATCGCCTCGGCATATTCGTGGCCCGCGCTCGACGTGTAGAACACCTCGACGCCGTGGCCCTGACCGTTGCTGGCATTGAAGTGTACGCTGACATCCAAATCGTGCGAGCCCTGCGCGTTGTGAAAATCACAGATGCGCTTCAGGTTCTCTTGCTGGTCGTCGGACACGTCGTCCCAGTAGGTGACGACATCCACGCCGGCCTCCTTCAGATTTTCGCCGACCGCGGTCGTGACCTTGCGCGCCTCATCAACCTCGTCCAGCCACTCCGATGACATGCCGCGGATCTTCTTGCCGTGCCCGGCGCTGATCACAACTTTCATGGCGCAAAGCCTCCCAGTAGCCGCACCCGCAATTCGTTGCCAGCCGGCGCCGATGCCCCAGTGTCGATCGCTATGGCAAAGGTGCGGATTGCCTCCTGCGCCACCGGCGCATCGCGGGTGCCAGAACGTATTTTAAGAAACCCGGTGACAAGCTCCATCCCGATGATGGCGGTGCCCTCGAACACCGTACACATCACCTCGCGGCCGTCCGGCTTCATGATGTCGTTGAAGCCGACGCCGTCGCTCGACGTTTGAAACGTGATCGGCGCAAACGTCCAATCGCCCGGCATGGTAATCTTGATGATCTTGCCGGCGCTGCAATCGAGCGCATCCGACAGGCTCTCGCCTGGCGCAATGTTGGGGCCGTTCAATACCTCAATTGCCATATCATTTCTCCGATGGACAGGTTTGCGGGTTCCAGGCGAGCGCATACTTGCGCGCGCGATTGTGCGCGTTAATGGCGTTGGTAGTGCCGACCTGTGCGCGCGCCGGCTGATCCTGATTCGGGTCTTTCTGCCAAATGTCGAATAGGTGCGTCATCGCCTTCTGCAGGCCGTCATCGATGCCGCGCAACGCGATGTCGCGCACCCGCTCGCGCTCGGTCGGATCGACACAGTCGTAGGACACCTTGCTCACTGCTTCGCGTTCAAAGAACGCGAGCACGGCAAGCGTGATGGCCACAGTGGTGAAGCCAACGACAATGCCGATGAACCGCTCTTGGTTCATCTGATCGGACTACCGTAGACACTAAGGCCGAGGATGCCGGTGAGAATGAACAGAACGAGCCAGCTACCAAACGGACCCCATGTACCAAGGCGATCTCCACCCCAGGGGCTTATGCCAAAAATGCCGAAAACCCCGACAAGCACATAGATCAACCAGAACCAGATATTTGCACCCATAGTTGCCTCCCGGTCACAGATTGTGGTAGTCTGGCGTATGGACGATCTGGAGAAAATCATCGCCGAACTGGTCGAGCGCAAGCAGGGCGCGAGCAAAGCCGAGCGCGCGATGATCAACCGCGTCCTGAACGGCCTGCGCTATTCCTACGAAGATGCCGGCGGCATCTGGGAAAGCCTCGATCCCTTCGGCTGGCGCGCTATTCTTCCGTAGACTTGAACGGCGTCGGCATCGGCGCGCTGAACCCGTACACGGGTATCTCGTTGCGGATGACGCCGCGGCGCACGATCTCCTCCTTCGACATGCCGGTGAGCCGATGCGTGCGCTCGATCGCATCGTTGATGTGGCTGATCATCGGCTTACCCGGAACATTTGGCTTGCCGACCGGGCTCTTGAAGCCGGCCCAGGCCACGTCCTGATAGGCGCCGGGCCGCACGCCAGCCGCGGCGGCTTCCGCATGTAACGGCGCCTCCAGCAGACCGAACGCAGTCTTGCGCGCATTGTTGGCCATGTTCTTGTCGGCGGAATGCGAGAGCATGCCTTTGGCCATCTGGTCGTCCATCACCGCACGGTCGAGGTCGCCGATGAACGAGCGCGCGAAGTTGTGCATTTTCGGCTGATCGGCGCCCAGGCCGGCATAGCCGCCAGCGTTCCGCATCCGCATGTAGTCGTCCACATTGCTCATCATGTACTGGCCGCTGACCGGAGCAGGGATTTCCCAACCACCCTTCGGCATCGGCTTGCCGGTCTGCTCCAGATAGTTGAGGTAGTGCGACATCAGATAGTTCGTCGTCGGCTGCTGCCCCGAGGTGGTCGCCGCCATACCCGAGGCGAACCGATCGAGGAATGCCTTGCGCCCCTCCTTCGGCCCAAGCTCCTTCACGAAGTCCTTTTCCAGTTGCCCCATGAAGTACCAGTTGTCGGCATTGCCTAGCTCAGTGCCGCGGCGATGCGCCTCGCGCAGCCGCTCGCGCGTGATCGGGGCGTCGATGTCCTTCAGGTAGGTGTCGATCGTAGACTGCCGGGCCGGCTTGAGCGTGAGCGTGTCGACGTTGCGGCCGGGATAGTTGCTGGGATCGACCAGGGTGCGTTTGGTCGGATCGTAGTAGGGATCGTACCCGCCCTTCATGTTCTCGCTGATGCCTTCGCGGGCGGCCATGAATTCGTCGGTTTCGGGCGCGGTCAGCCGGCTGCGGTACGGTTTGCCGGTCTTCTTGTCGGCCTTCATCACGCCGCCCTCGACGTTGGGCGGATACTGCTCGGCATATTGCGGGTACGGTGCGGCCTCCTTCAGCGCCTGCTTGCTGGTCTGGGGAATTGCCGCCCGCCTGATTGCCCCAGCGCCCAGCACCGCGCCCTCCATTGCCGGCGCCACCAGCGGAGCGCCCGCAGCGCCGATCGCCTGCTGCACCACCGGCGCAGGGTCGTAGTACTCGTTGCCGTAGTGCTGGATTTTGCCGGCGCTCTCAAAGGCGTCCTGGGCGCCCTTGTCGAGCATTTTGTACAAGGAGGGGATACCGTAGCCCCCCTCCACGAATGCTGTACCGGCGCCCTCCTGACGGCCTCTGCGGCCCGTCCTGGCGGCGGCGGCCTCCCGCGCTGCCTGCGCCTCGGCCGCGGCGCGCTCGGGGCGCCGATCCTCGATGTTCTGGCTCTCGGGCCAGCCACCGACTGCAGCCGTGAAGGCCTCCGAATTGACCGGAATGCCGCCGGGGCCGAACTTGGGATAGTCCTGCGTGGTCGCGCGCAGATAACGCCGGACCTCGTCGTTGTTCACGACGGTGCCGGGCTGGTCGGGCACAAACACCTCGGGGCCGTCCTCGCCCACGATCGTCGGGCCGGTCGGTCGACCACCGTACTGCATGCGCGGGAGCCGCTCCACTGTCGGCTCGGCCGCGGCGCGAGCAATCGCGTTGCTCACCCGCTGCAAGATTTCCAGATTGCGGCCGTTGCGGGCAAGCTGCCGGATGCCGGCCTGCAGCACCGCCGGATCGCGCGACATCATCAGCCGGGTGATGTGCCGCGCCATGTTGGCGTCGGCGCCCTTCTTGAGCCCGGCGACCACCGCGCTGCCAACCCCCGAGGTGGTGGGATCAAAGCCGAGATAGCCGCCAGCGCCGGCGCCGGCGGCGCCCGCCCCCAGCAGTTGCATCACAGTCGATGAATTGCCCTGCACCGCCTCCTTGAGCTTCTGCATGATTTCTTCGGCGCGCAGCACGGCCTGGAATTCGCGCGCCCGCTGCGGCCCGAGCGCAATCACCATCTTGTTGCGGTCCTCGGCCGAGGCGCCAAGGATCTTGGTGATGTCGCGGTTGTCCTTGGTTGCCCCCAGCACGTCTTTCATGCGGGAGATATAGCCGTCACGAAACAGTGCCCGCTCGGTCGGGCTCATGCCGGCCAAAGCCGCCCGCGCCTCGTCGTTGGCATACCGCTGGGTGGCAAAATTCTGCCCCGCCTCCAGCGCATCGCGCGCATCGAAGAACCCAGCCGCGGTCCTGCGCGCCACCCGATAGGCCGGCACCAGATTGTCCAATTCGGCGTTGAGTGCAGTGGCCAGACCGCCCAGGCGCATGTTCTCCTCGGTGCCGCGGCCGGCCTTCTGCGCCGCATCGCTGAGTTCGCGCCGCACCTGATCCCAGTAGCGCAGGTCGGGATAGGTCGGCACGCCGGTCGGGCCGCGGTTGAACTGCACGCGGCCGTCCGGGGTGAAGCTGATCTTCGGATTAAAGCCGCCCATGCCGCGGCGCACCGCCTCGTCCTGGCTGGTCTTGATCGCGGTCTTCATGGCGCCGCTGACGGCCTCGCTGCTGGCCAGCCGTTCAAGCTCCGGTGACCACAGCCCGCCGGCGCCCTGCCGCTCGGCCGCCTGATAGGCTTGCCCGGTCGCACTCCTGCGGGTGGCGTCGAGCGCCTGCTGCTGGGCGTGCGCGTTGGGAAAGGCAAATTGATTGTCCAGCCAAGAAATTGCCCGCTCACCCTGCGCCGCGCCGCGGGCGTTCAGCGCCTGGTTCATGGTTTCTTTGGCTTCCGGCGAGATATTGGCCGCCGATCGCGCCAGCTTGCGGCCGGGCTCGCCCAGCACGTCGCCGATCACGGCGTCCGGCGCTTCGCCGCGAACGAATTGGCCGCTGGTGATCCGGTTGATGCCGGTCGGGTCGGAATGCGCAGCTTGCTGCAGCGCGCGTCCAATCGCCCGCTCGGAGGCATCGCCAGGGGTCAGCAGCCCGCGCGCCACGCTCACCGGGTAGGACATTGCCGCGCCGGCGCCGCGCGCCAGGCCCTCGACCACCGGCACTGCGGCGGTGCCGATCGCGCCGCCCACCGGAGCGCCGATCGCCGCGCCCGTCAGACTGCCGCCCAGACCCTCGCCCTCGCCAAAGCCGGTCAAGGCGCCCGTCAGCGCGCCGGTCTTGGCGCCAGCCGCCACTCGCGCGCCAAACGTCGGCGCCCGCGCCGCAAAGCCTACCGGCATGGCCAGCGCGCCCAGCACGTTGCCGCCCAGATAGGCGCCGGGGTGCTCCTGCTCGATCTGCTTGGTGTAGGCGCGCTCGCGCTCGACTGCCGCCTTGTAGCGCGCCTCGGCCTCGGGATCGCCGGTCAGCTTGCGGTAGGCACCGCGCGCCAGGTAGCCGAGGTTGGTCAGCGCGTCCTTGCTGTACTTGGTGTCCTGACCGCCGCCGCCAGCCTCGATCAGACCCTGGCCCTCGTCGCGCAACCCGAACGAGGCGCCCTGCATGATGCCGTGGCCGACCGCCTCCCCGGTGCTGGTCGGCTTGTAGGTACCGAGCGCCTTGGCAATATCGTCCTGCGAGAAGTTGTCAGGAAAATCGTGCTTCTGGCCCTCGAATTCCACGATCATGGCAATGGCACCGGGTTGCCATTGGCATCACGGCCCCACTTGACCGTGCCGCTGGAGCCGCCGCCGCCCCCGCCAGTGCCCTCCTGCTTTTTCGATGGCGCTTCCGGCGGCGGCCGATAGCCTGGCCCGACCTGCTGCTTCATCCGCATGATGGCGTCGTCGCGCAGTTGCCGCTTGTATTCGATCCGCTTTTCATCATCGCCGGGCTGCGGAAAATAGACTTTCTCCTCGCGGTAGTATTCGGCGTCGTGGACGGTCGCACCCGACACCCGCCGCAGGAACGCATTAAGGAAGGCGTCCTTGGCGGTCTGGTATTGCTTGTAGTCGTTGGGCAGCGCGAGCGTGTTGCCAACCCAGCCGCCGTAGCGTTCAACCCGGTTCCAGATCGGGTCCAGGCCTTTCTTTTCCGTTTCCGGGTCCAGCATGCTCTTGGCAATCTCCATCTTGCCGGCGAACAAGTTGGAGTTGCCTTGCGCCTCGGTCATTTCGCCGGACGCCACCTTGGCAGCCGTGGTGGCGATGTGGTTCGTCCACGCCTTGCGGCCGGCCTGGTTCAGGCCCGGTGGCGGTGTCACCACCTCCCCATTGGGCATGGTGACGGCTCCGCGGGGCGCGGCCGGCGGTGGTGCTCCGCTTGGCGTGGCGCTGAAGCCGGCACTACCCCCGCCATAGACCGGCGCATTGCTGGCGCCCGGCGCCCAGTTGGTGGCTGGCGGCCCCGCTGCGGCGCCGACCTGACCCGGCAGTGACGGCGGCCGGATCTGGCCGGTGCGGTTGTGCTCCTGCACCGTGATCTTGCGCTCGCCCTCGGGGTCATTCGGGTCGATGATGTCCTTGAGTATCCAGGCGCCGGGATCGGTCTTGCTGGCGTAGTAGTTTTTCATGAATTCGGATTTTTGCTCGGGTGTAGCATTCGGCCCGAGCACATCGCGCATGGCCCGCTGCGCGTCGGTGATCTGCAGATTGGCCTGCGCCTGCGCCCGCTCGGCCCGGCGTTCCCTGAGTGCCGCCGCCGCCTGTGCCGCCTGCGCGTCCTGGCCGGCGCCGCGCTGATAGCCCTCTAGCCCGGCGGCAATGCCGGTGGCCTGCCCCGGCCATGATGGCGACATCAGCCCGAGCCCAAGCCCGATCAGAGAATTCGACCGCTGCGCCAGGGCGTCGGCGAAACTGACCGGCTTATTTTCGCCGCCGAGGTCGCGCGGCTGGAACATGTCCATCAATCCAGGCATTTTCCGCCCCTGTGTTGGTCCTTCGGCAACCGCCGTGTCGTTGGCACCGGGAACGCCGCCCATGTAGCCGGCGGCCAAGCCCAGGCCGGTCGTGTCGATCGGCTTGACATCAAAATTTGCATCGGTGGGAAAGTTTTTCGGCGTGTAGCCCATCTGGTGGGCGCCGGCGGCGCTGATATCGACGCCGCGGCCGGTCCAGGGTGCCGGGCCGGTATCGGTCTGCTGCAGCGGAAACGGCTGATTGCCGCCAGGCGGCGTAACCAGAAACCACTTGCCGAGCCCGCGCCGCGTCGGCAGCGCAATGCCCTGCTGGCTGTCCGGCACGCCGAGCGCGTTCGATCTCGGCCGGTCACCGGGATCGAACCAACCAAACGACGGTAGTTGCGAGTACCATGAGCCGAGCGGCATGGCGTTACCTGTTCAATAGCCCGAGCAGCCCGCCGCCGACTGCGCCGATGCCGGCGCCTGGCAGGCCACCGAACGAGGCACCCAGGCCGGCACCCGCCGCGGCGCCGCCGAAGCCGGCTTGCAGCGCGGACGGAGTGTAGGGGTTCGACACCGTGGTCTTGGTGCCGCCGAGCCCACCGGCGCCGGCCAGGATGTTGGCCTCGCGCGACAGTTGCTCCCACGGCCGTGCTTGCTGGGCGTTGAACAGGCTGATGGCGTCCTGCAAGGCCAACTGATCGCGGTTGGTGTAGAACTGCCCGATCCCCTGCATGCGCTCCAGCGGCGCGTAGCGCGCGGCGTCAAGCTGCGGCATCAGTTGCGCCCACTGCCCGGCGCGCTGCAGGCCGCCCTCCATGATGTCCTTCTGCATCTGCTGGCGCGCCTGGTAGTCCTGCGCCAGGATCGGATCAGCGGTTTCCGCCAGCGCCCGCGACATCACATCGGTGTGCTGCCCGCTGCCGTAGCGCCCGGCGCCTGACATGCTGGCATTGACGCGGTCGCCGATGCGGCGATTGCTGGTGTCGAGAATGTTCTGCAGAAACGGGTTATTCGGCCCCTGCTGCATTTGCAGCAGCGACTGCAATTGTGGGGTGAGGCCCGCACTGCTGATCTGGCTGGTGCCCAGGTCTAGTCCGGCCCGTACACCCGGCGTGCCGCCGCGCTCGCTGAATGCGATTTGATTTTGAATTTGCAGCGCATCCGACAAGCTTTGGTTCATCGGCGCCTGGGTCGAATTCGGCCACGGCTGATAGCCGACATCAGCATCGCGCAAGTTTTGCGCTGCGCCGTACATCGAGGAGAGAAAACCCTGCGCGCCGGACCAAGGTGAACTGGTCTGCGTGGTTTGCGCTGGTTGCTGTCCGCTGCTTCCGCCCATGGCTCGATCCTTACAACGAAAGGGCGTTCACGCCCGTCTTTACTGCTTAAAGAGGTTTTTCCATTACGTAGTGCGTGAGCTTGTATCCGCGCGGCTTGATCAGCCGCGCCCAGCCCGGCCGGCAGATCGGCCGGATGACGACGCAGCCGACATGCTCCTTGAGATACTTTTCCATCTGCGGCAGCAGATGCGTCCACTGCTTCATGCCGCGTCCGGTCAACCAGATGATCTCCGCGATCAGGTCAGCGCCGCGACGGTGATAGCGAATGCCGATCAGCGCATGCGGCTTGCTGCCATCCCACACCAGCGCGATCTGCACATCGCCGCGCATGATCTGATCCCACAGCGTCGAGATCGGTTCTTTCGATCGCTTGGCGATGTCCTTGAGAAACGGAAACCACAGCGGCTCGTACTTCACCAATTCATCCCACACGGTCGGGATCGGAATAAACTGCACTAGCCCCTCGTCATCGCGGTGCAGGACATATCCCACAGCGCGGTGCCGCCATTGTTGCCGGCGAGCGGCGTGGCATAGTGAAAGCCCTCGGCCACCTCGATCGCACCACTGGCCGCCACCGGCACGAAAGCATTGGCCGCCAGCGCATCGTAGATGCTCACCACACTGAAAGCGTTGGTGGGGCCGTCGATGCCGATGCTGGTGTAGCAACTAAAGCCCGGCCCCTCTTGGTGCCGAGTGCTGCCGAACAGGCCGAGGTGCACCGCCTCATCGCCCCAAGCCAGGAAATGCGCCCGCGCGTTGCTGCTCAATTCGGTCGGCCCGCCCGAGGTCGTGGCCTGGATGCGCTGGCCGGTCGAGCAGATGTTACGGCGGTTGAACCAACTGATGCACAGCTTGCGGAAGCTGTCGGCAACGAATGACGACCCCCACGTTCGCACCATGCCGATCAGGGTACGGCTGTCGTCGCCGACGAGTGTTTCTACCCCGACATTTCCCGGCGTAACGCTGGTGGCGTGGCCGCCGGTACGGAAATCTGCCGTCACCACTCCCGCATTGCTGAAGGCGTAGACGTAGTACAGCGTGTCGGATGCGACTGTGCTTCCGGCCACGCCATTGACATAACCACCAGCGCCGACCAGCCCCACGATCCCAGTGGTAGGGATGCGGAAAAATTGCCCGTTGATTTTGATCAAGTCGCCATTGAAGGGCAGGAACGCGAGCGTGCTGCTGCTCGTCACCGTCAACCGCCCCGACTGCGGCACGATGCCGGCCGCGGATTGATCGTTGAGCAATATCCAGACCGTGCCGTCGTAGAGGAAATCAAGATAGGCGCCCGCCAGCATGGCACCGGCGCCGACCGGAAAGCCGTTGTTGTCCTTCACCGCCACTGGGGTGATGCTGTCCATGCTCAAGGTGGCAGCGTCGGTGTTGGTGAGTGCGGCGCCGATCTTGAGCTTGACCCGCATGCCGGTGGGGATGGTGGTGTAGGGCGGCGTCAGGCCGGAACTGAAGGTTTGCGCGTTGGGAGTGCCGGCGGTGACAATCGAGCCGTTCTTGAGGTTTCTGTCCTTGGCGATCGCCGCCATCATCGAGCGCGCGGAATTGTTCACGTCGGCACGCGGCATCCCCTCGATCCAGTTGATGCCGCTGTCGGCGGTGCCGTTGTTGACGGCAGTCGGCGACCAAGATTGAACATCTTCACTAGGCATAGGTCATACCGCCGAAGTTGGAGAAGCAGCAAAGGCGTTGGCGCGTGCTGTCCAGATTGACGACAGCGCAAACTCGATGTCGGCATCGGGCACGTTGGCGCCATAGGCGCTGGGGTTGCCCTCGATTGCAGCAGCGATCGTCGGGTTGCTGCTGATGACGTGCGCCGACATCTGCTTGGGATTGTCGCCGCCGCGGATGACGCGGCCGGCGTAGCTCACCCGCACGCTGTGGCTGGGCGTGGCTGGGTCTTCAGTCGAAACCATCTGCGCCACCTTGTAGGAAATCATCATCACCCGGGCGGCGAACTCGTCGTTGCGCGCGGTCACGATCAGATCGACTGCAGCCATGTCAGGTTTCCAAGATCATTTTCATGTTTGGCCCCATGTCAAAGTACGGATCGAAC